TAGAACATCTAGTCGATTTCAAGAAGAGGCAGCGGCTGCTAGAAGAGATGCTTTAGCTAGGCAGGAAGCTCAACGTAAGGCAGCGGAAAAAGCAGCGGCAGATGCAGCAGCGCGTAAAGCAGCTCAACGTAAGGCAGCGGAAAAAGCAGCGGCAGATGCAGCAGCGCGTAAAGCAGCTCAAGCGGAAGAGGCTAGAAAGGCTAAAGCAGCGGCAACTCGCAAACCCGTACCTGTTATGCCTATGGGCAATGCTTATACTTCCGTAGGCCCAAATCTTAAATCTGCGTATACACCTACTGCGCCTATTGCACCGCCTCCTGTGGGCACTGCTGCAAAACGTGGTGATAAGCGTGCTCCGGGAACTAAACGACCCGCTGCGGCACCACCACCCACACCCACAACACCAAAACCTACGCCAGTGCTAGGTTCTTCTGCGCCACCTGAACTCAAATCAAGCACACCTAAGCCTGTAACCTCAACACCTAAGCCGATGGCAGACCCAGCGATAGCTGCTGACGCTTTAAAAAACATGCGAGCCATGACTAAGAACATGACTCCAGAACAGCTACGTGGGATATCAACATATGCGCCGGGGTTGGCTGAACAGCTAAGGGGGCCAACAACACCCAAGAGTGCCATTCAGTCGTACAAAGACACGCTACTAGGTGCCGCTGACAAGAATGTGTACGACGTTATAGACGATGTAGACGAAGTAGATGATTTCTACGACATGATGTTCAGGGGTAGTGTATTAGAGCCGCTAGAAACAGATAAAAAAGCAATAACAGCTAGAGATACAACGGATGGTAAAGCCAGAGGAAGTCAGTATTTGTCGGGCAAACGTGGCGATGTGTTTGCATTTACCCCTGACGAATATATATCTGAGGTAGGTGCCCCCGAGTATTTGAAAGGCTTAAAGAGCGGCGTTGGTACAGACAAGGATGTAATTCGATCTGCCTATGGCTCTATAGCTAATACCGGCGGTACAGATACTGCGGCGGCACTAAGTAACTACTATGGGTTTGACGTTGTGCCTAGTGGTTCTGCTTCAGATATTAAGAACTTTGGTGGTAACTACGAAGAGCATACAAACGCTTCACAAGAACAGATCTCCGAGTTTCAGTCACTTATCAAGCCCGTACTTGCCGAAACTATACCCTACCTACAAGCCACTGAAGGTTTAGACTACCAAGACGCATTGTTAGAAGCATACAAACGCGACCCCATGATCCAGTCTATGTACGCCAAATATGGTGTGCAGCCGGTACGGCAAACAAAAGACGGGTCTACCTACCTCTATGACCCCATGACTTTCGGTGAAATACGCACCAAGGAAGTCAAAGACAGCTCTGTTAAAGACGCACTCAAGGTAGCCGCTATTGTAGGTTTATCGCTTGTTGGCGGTGGAGCACTGGCTGGTACGGCTGCATTTGGTGGTGGTACGTCTGCTGCTGGCTCTGCATTAGCCTACGGCACAACATCAGCTGGTATTACCGCAGCTACAGGCGGGGACACTAACGACATTCTAAAATCCTTTGCACTTGCTGGTGCAGGCGGATACGCAAAAGGTCTTAATGCGGCGGCACAGGCAGCAGCAGATACAGCTAGTGGGGCCGCACAAGCACTGAGTCCGTTTTCTGGGGGAGTTACTAGCGCGGCTGACGCGGCAAAAATGCAGGAGAAGCTGAAGCTGCTTACCACCGCTGCCGAAACTACACAAAAAACTGCCGATACGTTTGGTAAGGTAGTGCAAGGAGCTAAGTTCATAGACGCTGCTGTAGACGGAGATATAGCTGGCGCTGCGGTCTCTGCGTTCGGCCCTAAATTTACTACAGCGGCGATGGACAAAGTTGGGCTGAATGAGAAGTTTTTAGAGGGATACAACATAAACCAAGATGATGCTGTTGCAGGGCTTGTTAAAACTCAGATCGAGTTAACAAAAGGCACCGATTTTGGCGATGCTATAGCTAGAGGTTTTGGCGAGTACATCATGGAAGGTGGTGCATTAGCGCCTAACAACGTAAAAACACCCAAGTTCATCAAAATGATAGGCGATGTTATTAAAGCCTCGGGTAGCATGTTCGACGACGCAATCCTACAACCTGTTAAGGGTTTCGTAGAAGGTACGGTTGAGGTACTAGGTGACGTAGCAGAGCCTGTGGTTGACGTAATCGAAGACGTAGCAGGTGCAGTAGTAGATAAAGCACCACTTATAGAAGATGCAGTAAGGGCTACAGGTTCAGCAATAGAGGACGTTGTTAAGCCGATAGTCGACCCCCTAATCGACGCTGCACCTGTAGTAGAAGACGCAGTACGGGCAATAGGCTCTACTGTAGACGACGTAATTATAGAACCAGTAAAAGAGTTAGTAGAGGGCATAGTAGAAGCTGCACCAGATGTAGACCTACCAGATGTAGACCTACCAAGGCCCACACCTTCACCTAGCCCTAGTCGTAGCTCTACACCTACACGTACCCCTTCCATCATACGTACCCCCGGCATTATAGAAGAACGAGGTGCTGAGTTGTTTGACCTTGGCGGAGAGCAAGAAAGAAAAGTAGACCCAGTAGAGGCTTACTTAGCTAGTTTAGCTGCTGGGGGCATGGCAAATGGTGGTGCAGTCAGAAGTTCTTATGGTAATCTTGACGAGCTGCTACGTATAGTTGGAGGCAAGTGATGGCGGACTACTATGGTGATATTGCTAGGGAATACATGAGCGGTACATCTGCTAATGATTCTACGTCTTTGGGAAACTATTTTAGTCTGGGCGATGGGTCAGAAGTAACTTCTGTGCAAAATCCAAAACCAAATTATTATGGGTCTGACGATATGCTGTTGGATCTTTTTCAGTTTGATCGGGGTGATAGGGATACTCAAGACATACTTGACTTTCTTGCGGGTACAAAAGAAAACGACTACGACCCTACATTTATGGACAGGGTAGGTGGTGTTCTAAGCCAATTCTTCCCAGAAAGAAAAGGGTCTGGCGGTGCTAGCGGGTTACTTGGGCTGCTAGGCCCATTGGCCTTAACCAGTTTCTTAAAAGACCGTGGTGCGTTTGACCCTGACATAGCACCTGTTGGCTACCAAGGTAAAATACCCGAGTACACTGCAATACGAGAACAAGTTACAGGTAGAGACGATACAGACCGTCGTCCCGGCAGTGGTGGTAGACGCTATTTCTCTGACACCATGTATGCCAAGAAGCCTGAAGGCCAGCAGCCTATGTCTGTTGAAGAAGCTCAAGCTAAAGCTAAAGCACAAGCAAGTGGGTTTGCCGATGGTGGTCGCGTGCTAGAAGATGGCGGCTATCTACAAGGTGATTCGGACGGGCAAGCAGACCTAGTTCCCGGCGATATTGATGGCGTGCAAGAGGCGCGTTTGAGTCACGGTGAGTACGTGTTGCCTGCCGATTTAGTCGCTATACTAGGTAACGGTAATTCTGATGCAGGTGCCGCAGCACTGGACGACTTTATGTCTTCAGTACGTAAGAAAGCTACAGGCACACCGAAACAACAGAAAAACATCGACGCAGATCAAGTGCTTGCGATGTTATCCAAGAGGATGTCGTAAGCTATGGTTGATACAGTAGTAGACCCCAACAGTCCCGTAGGACAAATTTCCGGCAGTTCACAAGGACTGTCCGAATTCGCTGGCCCGTATGTTGGTGAGATGCTTGGCAAAGCACGAGCACTCGCTGATAAGCCCTATGAAGCCTACGGTGGCCCACTTACTGCCGGTGCTAGCGGCCTACAAGATAAGGCTTTTGCGGGCTACGCAGGGTTAGATCCCAACCAGCAAACTGGCATAGCTTCTTTTGGCGGTGATATGACTGCTGGTGGTACGTTTGGTTTTGGCAGTGCCGCAGGACAAGGTTACGAAGCAGGGTACACACCGGGATCGTTTACAGGTGCCGCACCTATGATGCCCCCTGCACTAGATGAATTTGGGCGGTTTAATCCCATTATCCCGAGAGGAGGCGAACCGGCACCTCGATTTAGCGACCATAGGGCGCGTTTTCTTGAGGACACTAGACTCAAAGAACAACCTGTTTTTGGGCGGCAACAACCTCCGCAATCTCCGGTGGGGCAGTACATGAACCCCTACCTACAAGCTGCATTAGAGCCGCAACTACGCGAAGCACGTCGCCAAGCGGATATTAGTCGTGTTGCTGACGCTGGCCGATTAACTCGTGCCGGTGCTTTTGGCGGTTCGCGCCAAGCCATTATGGAAGCAGAGGGCGGACGTAATCTGGGAACGCAGCTAGCTGATATTACAGGCAGAGGGTACTCCGAAGCATTTACACAAGCGCGAGATCAGTTCAACAAAGAACAAGAAATGCAGCGGTTAGCAGAAGATGCACGCCGTGGTCAGTTTAACGTAGAAGCTGGACGGCTATCCGAATTCGATGAACGCCGTAGACTACAGTCAAACGAAGAAGCTCGACGTGAAGTAGAGCGGCAAGAGCGGGAACGTGAGCAGTTTAATGAGCAGGAACGCCGCAGAATCGCAGCAGAAGAAGCTGACCGCCGCTACGGCCTAAGCGCATTACGTGATATGCGTGCCGCTGGACAAGAAGAACGTGGTATTGAACAAGAAGGCATCACTGCTGACTACTTGCAGTATCAACAAGAACAACAGTATCCATATGAACAGTTAGAGTTTATGCAATCCATGCTACAAGGCCTACCGATCACTGCCACATCTCGGCAGTTTGTTGAACCCGGAGGGTTTCAAGACTTATCTGGTGGCTTAGGCGGACTTCTTGCACTTCTTAGAGGAGGGCCACAGTATGCTATCTAACCCCCTCAGTCAGATCGAACGTACGAAAGACGCCTACGCAGGTAACATGCAGGGGCTAGAAAAGCGTGCCAACATGACCAAAGAACTGGTCGATTTGCTTGCCATGCAGCAGCTCAAGAAAGATCTTGATGCGGTAAAACGCAACCAAGCTATGCAAGCGCAAGGCAACCCTGCGACTATTAAAGAACAAATGCAGCAGGGGTTGATGGGTGAGTACCGCCAACAAGCTGCCAAAGAGATGGGCGTAGGCCCAAGCGAAGCAGATACGGTAGCTCGTGCACAACAAGGTATGCCTCAAGGTGGCCAACGTATGCCACAAGGCGCTCCACAACAGATGCCACAGGCTGGCGCACAACAAATGGCACAAGGCGTTATGAGCCAAGCACAGCCAGTCAAACTAGCTGGCGGCGGTATTGTTGCGTTTCAGGAAGGTGGCCTGACCGACGAAAAACGAGAGATGCAGGAGCTTATAGAAAGGCTTAGAGAACGTAGGGCAGACGCACCTTTAGTCCCCGCTTTTCTTACAGAACATACTATAACTCAAGAAAGAGCTAGACGTAGAGGAAGCCCTGTCTTAGAAGACGTGGCGGAACGAATAGCGGAAGCCGATGTAGCCGAACCGAGCGAAGGCGCTATTGCAGCCTTAGAAGGAACACCCCTTGAAGGTGCACTTACCCGCGACATGCTTCCAGCAGCGGAAGGCACCCCTGCATCGGGGATCATGCTTGCTGGTGTACCTGATGAAGAGCCAGCTACAGCTCCAGCCGAAATACAGCCCGCCGCAGGCCTAGCCGCTGTAGCCCAAACTCCAGCAAAAACAAGTGGGGAAGGCGAAGAACCCGGCATACGTGAACTGCTTATGCAAAAACTGCGAGCCGATATTGGACGAGATCCAGAAGCCGCAGGTGCTAGAAGGGCGGCGATGATTAGAAGAGAGCTGGGTCTGGATGAAGGTATAGCTACATTAGCCGATAGAAAGGCTCGGCGGGAACAAGCATTTCAAGATATGCAGCCATCACGTAGAGACAACCTTATAGATCTACTGACCGCTGGTGGTAGAGGCGGTATTACTGGTGTAGGTGTACGCGACAGGCAACTACGTGATGCCGCTAGAGAACGCCGTATGGCTTACGAAGATAAGTTAGACGATATAGAAAACACTTCTATGGAGCTTCGTCGCAGTATCGGCACTGCCGCAGCGAACGAGTACAGTAAAGCCGCCACGCGAGATCTTCAGACAATGAACAATGCAGCTACAGTGCTGCAACGCATGGACGTAGAAGATCGTCAGAGAGTTGAAGCTGATCTAACTAGAAAACGTCAAGAAGCTAAACTTGAGATCGACAGAACCAATGCCCTCGGTAAGTTGCTTGGGTCTACTAAGACCTTCGCGGAAGCGGCTGAAAAACTTACAGAGGGTATTAGCAGCATTTCAGAGCGTATTCGTGACCCTTACGAGACACGTCGTGCCTTGTTAGAGCAAAGAGCTTTGGGCGGTGATGAACAGGCGAAGGAAGACTTAAAGAATTTAGAAAATACTATCAGCCTTCAGATTATCAACGACCCAGAGTACATACGCCTACAGACAATGCTAGAAAGCCTTGATACGGAAAGACTCGCATCGCAGGATCAACGAGCCGCACTAGCCGCAGGATTAAGAGGGGTACAAGTTGCAGACGTTAGCGATGAAGACGAGTCTCTTGTAGCTAGCTACGAAGGGCGCTAAAACATGGCAAGAGTTTCAGTAGCCAGAATTGAAGCGGCTATTCAAAAAGCGGAAGCTCTTGGAGATACGGCTAATGCCAACCAACTACGCGCTGCGTTAGCAAGGAGCGCACCACCTGCCCCGACTATACCGACGCAGCCGACAGGCCCGTCAGACCTTGATAGAAGGCGTGCCGAACTAGAAGCTAGGATAGCTGCAAGAGAAGCCGCACCAGTCGCACCTACAGAAACAGGGTTCTTTGAAGACATTACCTCTGGATTCGGTGCAGGTGTTGTCGGTGTAGGTGAGATGGCTGCACTTGGTCTTGCCGCTCCGTTGGAAGAAGAAAACGAACTTGCCGCCCGCGAGCGTATTCAGTCCGTTGCTGAGTCTTTTCGTCCCGAAGGTGGTGACCCAGACTCTGTTACCTACAAACTAAGTTCTGCGCTTGGTTCTATTGCTGGCCTCGCTGCTGTCCCCGCTGCCGCAGCATTTACTCCTGTAGGTACTGTCGGTGCTCTTGGCCTTGGCGCGTTAGCCGCTGGTGCCGCTGGTGCTGGTGAGGCAAGTGAACGTGCCCGTGCAGCCGACGCTACAGAAGAAGAGCGTGGGTCAGCCACCCTGCGTGGTACAGCAATCGGCCTGCTGGACGTACTGCCCATCGCACGGGTATTGCCGCTAAGTAAGATGCCCGAACTCGCCAAGCTAGTAGATAAGATACCGCCTGAGAAGGTAGAGACTATTGGCGAACGTATCTACAGCGCAGGTATAACCGGCGGTGCGGAAGCCGCACAGGAAGCCGCGTCTAACGTCTTACAGAACTTGAACGAGCAGGAGTACAACGCCGCTGCTGAGACGTTTGGTGGTACCGCAGAAGAAGCCGCATTGGGTGGTGGTGCCGGTGCTATCTTGCAGGGTCTTGTTGACCTGTTCGCCCCACGCAGAGGCGCTAAGACTGTTGGTGATACTGTTGCTCCCGAAGAAGCTCCACCACGCCTCGAAGAAGATCAAGTACAGGGTGAGCTGTTTGCACGTCCTACACAGACAGTTGAGCCGGATACAGGCGGAGCACTTACCGACTTCAATGTAGACCAGATTAATTCTGCGGTAGAAAGACTTACCGCACGGGGGGTTGCGCCAAACACAATTACTGAAGAGGCTGTGTTTGACGAAATCCTAGCCGCTGAAGAACGAGCGGACGCGGCTGCACCAGAACAGTTAACTATCGAAGGCGCAATTGACGCCGCCGAAACTGCTGAAGTCCAAGCCATGATCGACGCAGATGAGACTGCCGAAATCGAAGCTATGGTGGCAGAAGATGACGCTGCTAAAGCCGCTGCTGATGTAGAACGGGCGCAGGCCAGAAAAAGGTCTGAAAGGGAAACCGCTATCGGGCAGCAGGTGGATGAAGAACTAGACGCCACTGAAACTAGACGCCGTGAAATACTGGCAGACGTAGTAGAGAAGCAACCTACACGGCAGCTTGGTACGTTACGTACTAGGTTCTCCCGCGCCTTGGAAGAAGTGAACCTTGATCCAGAGCCTACGGCAGCCGAAAACGCTTCTATGGAACGGGTAATAGATATAAGCCGTGCAGAGCCTGTACCGCAGGATGATCTTCCTTCTGACTCTGATGTAGCAGCAATAGAAGCGCGGATACGAGAAGCGCGTGAAGATGAAGGAATCACTGATACTTCAGAACTACGTCAAGAATCTTTCGCTGGGTTGGGTCGCAGAGAAGCGCCTACCGAACAAGAGGCCACGCCCGAACCACGCATAATCACCGAAGAAGATCTTACTACCGCTGGGTTCAAATCCAATGCTGCTGTACGTAAACGTGTTACGGGTAAAGATCTAAACGATCCAGAAGTCCGGGCAGATCTAGTTAAGGCTGGACAAAGGTTCAAGAGCCAAGAAGTTAAGACTGGTGTAGACCGTCTACTGCAAGGAGTACCTAGTGAGCAACGTGATTTATTTGCCGACACCAAAAGAGAACCTGTCGCAGCAGGAAGTGGAACAGGCGATGCAGTTGATCTACAGAGCGTGGAAGTCCCTACAGGACGTGCGAATACCGTGGAATCTGGCCCATCTGTCGGAGGAGCAGTGGCAGATGCTGGAGGAGGCACTGGACGATCTGTTGCTGGAGAAGGAAGAGAGCAAACTACATTAACGCCAACCCGTGAGGTTAAGCCTGAAATAGCTGATGCAGGACGTGTTTTAGCTGCCGCTAGACGCGCTATGGCAGAAGCAGAAGAGGCTGTAGCGGCGAAGCCCACACAGAAGAATCAACGCGCCTTAAAACAGGCAGAGAGGCGGTTTGCTCAGGCGGTTGGATTGCTAAACCAACGATTGGCTGATGTAGATACGCAGGCCATACCTGAAGAGACTGTAGAGCTGCAACGTCGTGCAGGGCAACAAATGTCAGCTACTGGCATTAGACCAGCTATGGCTGCTGCCGCACCAACTACCGTAGAAGAGGTTACGGCGAAAGAACCTACAGTCGAAGAAGCCCGGACAACCGAACAACAAGCTGCTGACAAGCAAAGTCTTTTAGCTGAACGTCGTAAGGCTCGTGACGAACTAATGGCTGCTGATCCCGACCTAAGCAAAGCTGAAGCCATGCGAATAGCATCTGGGCAGGTTCTTTACGCCCCTCCAAGAGAATATCTTGAGGCACTGGATGCCCCACTACCAGACGTTGCCGCTAAAGCAGTGCTCAACAATGAATTACGTCGCGCCCTGCTAGATATAGCTGACAAGTCAGGAGATAAGTTCGTATCTCGCGTAGCCAAGCGACTGTCTGAGTTTACTGGTGACACTAGAATACTGGCGGTACCGGCAAGCCAATTAGGTAAAGTAGATGGGCAGCAAGTTGATGGGCGTTTCATAACCGCTGATAACACCATCGTGCTGAACAGGAACTTTTCTAACACTCAGGTACTACTACATGAGATGGCGCACGCAGCGACAATCAATGTTCTACGTAACCCGTCGCATCCAACTACCAAGAAGCTGACGAAGCTGTACGAAAGCAGCAAGGAGTATCTGGATCAGGAGTATGGGTCTACGAATGTAGCAGAGTTTGTTGCCGAAGCGTTTACCAACCCAGAGTTCCAGAGCCAGCTAGCTCGGATCAACCCAGACGGTAAGCCACTCAGTATCTGGCAAGAGATTATTCGTACGGTATCCAATCTGCTTGGGTTGGGCAAAGAGCGCGGCACTGCACAGCGCGAAGCTCAACGCCTAATCGAAGACATACTGGCACCTGCTGCCAAGCACCGTGGCGCACCTGCACTGAACTCGCTGTCTACACGCGATGGTGTACCCAAGGTAATAGACACCATAGCCACACCCAAAGGCACAGTAGCCGATTCCGTCAAGAAAGTTACCGATGAGTTCAGAGCTTTGACGGGTGTTGGTACTAAAGGCGGTGGGCCACTGAAGAAAGCCCTACTGTCGCTGATGCCGAACCAAGCAGCGCAGGACATCATAGAAGATGCCGGTGTAGTCGGATCTGATAAGGTCTTTACAGCTATTGAACTACAGCGCGGCGACCTGAACCGTAACGAAGCCTCTGTACGTGCGGTATTGCAGCCCATACGTGAGTGGGGTGCGAAGCAGTCTAAAGAGACGATGGATGCGTGGAACAACTTAATTTACGACAGCACCGTTGACCAAGTAGACCCAGAGCTAACGCTGCAAGAAGCGAAAGATCGTTATAAACAGCAGACTATAGAACTCGAAGACGACGCTGGTAACATCACGACGCAGCTAAAGATAGACCGCTACAAAGAACTGCGGGCAATCTACGACAGCAAAACGGTTGGTGCCGATGGTCGGCGGGCGTACTCAAACTTACGTAAGCTGTACAAAGATCAGTACACGCAGATGACCGCTGCACTGGAAGGCCGTATCGACGGACTGCCTATAGAAGAACAAGCAAAGGCTAATCTGAAGCAGGGCATCTACAACAAGATGCTTGAGAACACCAAGCTAGAGCCGTACTTCCCATTGACACGTACTGGTTCGTATTTCTTGGATGTAAGAGATCCAGATGAAGGTATCAACTCGGCAGTGTTTGCCTTTGAAAGCGGCGGGGCACGGCTACGCGCTATGGAAGAGTACGCCAAACAAGGCTACAAAGTAGACGCTTTTGACGCAAGTGATACCGCTTCGTACAAAGAAGCGCCGTCAGGGTCTTTTGTGTCTAGTGTGTTAGGGCTAACTAACGCGGCAAAAACTGGCCTCCCCGCAGATCAGAAACAGCAGTTTGAAGCGGTGGAAGAACAGATCGTACGGTTGTTCGTGGAGCACCTACCCGAATCTTCGTTTGCTAGGTCTCTGCTAGGACGTAAAGGTACTCAGGGTTACGATGTAGACGCTATAGATGCGGCACGTACGAAAGCCTTTGATCTTGGTCGGCAGGTTGCCCGTATTAAGAACTCTAGGCTGATAGACCAAGCAACGCAGGAAGTTATCGAAGCTAACCCAGAGATGCGTGGTAGCGTGGAACTAGAAGAAATACAGAACCGTGCTAAGTTCGCTGCAAGCCCTCCTCTGGACAATTACGCAAAAAATGCAAATCGCTTTGCGTTCCTATACACAATCGGCTTCAACGCCTCGTCCGCGTTAGTTAACCTGTCTCAAATACCCCTATTCGCATACCCCATGCTGGCAGGTAGGTATGGGTTTAACGCGACCAAGACAGCATTAGGAGGCTCCACTAAGTTGTTTATGGGTTCTCCAAAGAACCGAACCTCGGAGAGCCTGTTTGGTGACGAGCAAACGCCAAGGTCTGTAAAAGACGCCTTGATGAAGGGCGACCTAAATGCTGCTAGGGCGGCACTGGCAGACTCGGCAATGCCTTCGATAGAAAACTACTACACGATAACTCGTGACGCTGAAGGTAGGCCCACCTACACGGTACGAAAAGACCTAGACCTAGACAGCGACAGGGTTACAGAGTTGGAGGAGATGATCCCGCTAGTAACGCTTGCAGAGCGTCGTGGGCAACTTAATTCGTCTTTCATAGCAGACACCCTTAGCACCAGTGAAGCGGGTCGTAAGATGAGCTTCATGGATAAGGTTACAAACGCTTCAGCATTTATGTTTCACGAAGCGGAAGTAATGAATCGCCAAGTGACCATGATGGCAGCGTATAAGCTAGCACTAAAGAAATTAGTGGGAAGTAAGAAACCTACAGCGGAGCAACAGCAGCAAGCCGCTGAACAGGCCATATATGAGACCCAGCAGATTAACGGTGGTGCAACGCTAGAGACTGGGCCACGCCTAGCAAGAAAAGGCATTGGTCGAGTAGCTTTGATGTACAAGACCTACGGCATCCAGATGTATTACACGATGCTGAAATCCGCACGACAGTTAGCGAAGAACATAGCCCCCGGCGATGACGCGCAAAGTAGAGCCTTACGCGCAGAAGCCTTCAAACAGCTTGCGGGAGTTCACTTATCCGCGCTCTTCTTCGCTGGGGCACAGGGTCTGCCGCTATATGGCGCTGTCGCCATGCTTCACGATCTCCTCAAGGAAGACTACGAAGAGGATGCAGATACTGCATTGCGCGGCTACCTAGATAACGATGCGCTATTCAAAGGCGCTCTGTCCGAGATAACCGGTCTTGACGTGTCACAGCGTGTGAAGCTGACCGACTTGCTGTTTGAGGCCGACAGGTTTAACAGCGACCCTTCGCCGGAAGAAGAGTTTGCTCACCTGTTCGGTGGCCCTGCATGGAGCGTGTACTCTAGAGGAAGAAAGGGTGTAGATAAGATAGCTGACGGTGAACTGCTGGCAGGTATAGAAGATATGATGCCGGGCGCTGTACGTAACCTGTATAGAGCTGTTTACAAGTACCCGCATGACGAAGGTATCCTGACTCGCCGTGGCGACCCCGTATACGACGACATCACGAACGGTGACTTATTCTCTCAGCTATTAGGCTTCCCACCCACCGAATACACTAGGGCTATGGAAGAGACATCTGCTGCCAAACGTCTGGATGTGGCTGCCCAAACTGCGCGGCGCAAGATACTCAAACGCTACTATGTAGCCTTACGTTTCGGTGATAATGACGGTGCCCTAGAGGCACTGGACGACATGATGGAGTTTAACCAGTCTGAGGCTGTACAACTGAACCCAGCCGCGTTCATCTCATCTGACACCATAGAACGGTCTCTAAACAGGCACATGGCTACTACTGCCAAGATGCACAATGGTGTGCTGTTATCTCCTTATGTAAAGACAGCAGCGGATCAAGAAGGGTACTTGTAAAAAACCCCCTTACCGCAAGAAGGGGTAGTTACGGTAAGGGGGGTAGGAAGGCGATAAGACCTTTCAGCAGGAGACCGGACGACCTTATCAGGGCGGATCGTATCATACCAATCTCCAGACGCGAACCCCTAAAAAACGACCTTCTAGGACGCCCTTGGCCCGTATATCCCACTCCATTTCGTCTACACAGATGCGTTTAATCTGCTGTAGCGCCTTGTCCGTGTTGATACACGGCACAAATATCGAACTCCCTACCACCATAGCACCCCAGTCCACCACGATACGTACCCCGTCAGGGTTCAAGTCATACGTCTTGAGCGTTATCTCCATGTCTTACGTAGCTTACCTTTCACGATACGGTAGCGGTTGTATATGTTATTAACCGTGTGCGGCTGAAACCCCAACTCCCGAGCAATGTCCGCACGTTTAATCCCCTTATTGTGCAGTTTCAGCACTAGCCTAATCTGGTCTTCAGTGTAGACCGGCTGATACCTACCACTTCTCCTGTCATATGGGGATACGGTGACACGTTTACCCTTTTTCCCCAACTCCACTACTTTCTCCTGCGCTCGTATCGCTGCCATGAACGTCGCCGTCATCTAAACTTTCTCCATCTTCGTTAGTTGCATTAAACACCTTGCAGTCAACTATCAGCACTCTATATGCAGGCATAGCCGACCCTATGTGCGTGCCTTTACCTAACCGCATAGATCCACGCTTACCACCTAACTTGTTAATCAGGTCGCTCGTGAATGCGCCATAGTTAATCTGATGTGTGGCGCACCAAGCCTTCAAGAACCTCGGAACTAAGTACGCTTTCTTTGTGTCTGTCTCGAACCGCGCCACTAACCTACCTTTCGGTAGTGCGTCGGGTATGACGATACTATCCAACCCATTACCAGAACCACTGCGTAGGTCGTCCGTGCTCTTGATTACCAGTATGTTGTTATAGTTTTCAGTCAGGTAGTCGTTAAGTGTTTGTTCTACTGATGACCCCATATCGTTAACCGATTGCAGGTTTAGTTTAAGTAGGTTAACAGTCCACTTAAATAAGCCCTTCATGTCGTAGTCGATTAGCTCCAGTTTGTTGGCGATGTACGCCCCAGCTAGTGTGGTAGCAGCTCCGGCAGACCAGAAACGGTTTTCTGATGTAAGCCCTGCCGCCTCATCAATCTTACGCTGGAACCCAAGTACGAGCTTCTTAACGTCTTCTAAGTTCTGCATGACCCACTGAATATAAATAATCCCAGCGTGCCCATAGTTTTCTTCGATAGACCTATCGAACGCATCCGTACCTTTCTTCTCCTCCGTGCTGGTGAATACCCGTTGCGCCCTCCATTCCATTATCCTCTGCGCCTCTGCTTTCGGCGCTTGCTTCTCGGCTGCAATACGCTCAATGACACTGGCATTACCTGTAGTTACACATGAGAGGTGCCACGGTTCACCACGAGCACGTTCAAGGTTAGCCCCACCAGCCATACGCCCGCGCTGTTCGCCAGAAGATATTTGATACGCTAAGTCACTTAGCTGCTCACTTTTCTCATTGGTCAATTCGTCTATGTAAAACGGCAAGTTGTGCAGCACCTCCGCACGGTTAAACTTTATCGCGTCGGTATCCTTTGCGGTTATCATCATGCCCTTCTGAGCACCCCACACCGAACCCGCTACCCGTATAGCTGCTGTCTTACCGCACCCGCTAAGTGGGCTGTGTATGTGTAACGCGCAAGCATTCTGAGGCAAGAAACTCATCAGCGGAGAACCGAACGCTGTACTCACAACGTACTGGTGCATAACCAGTTCAGGCCGCGTGTTGTAGAAATTAGCCATCTTTTTCCACGCCTCCAACGTACCCTTCGGCTTGAGGTATGGGATTAGTGCGGCTGTCGGTGTGGACGGGGGGTTGTGCTCAATACGGTCTGCGCGTATTTCACTGTTTCCTACGACAAAGGCGTCCATGTTCTCGTCTACCCAACCGAACTGGCGACGTGCCGTGGCTGCTGTAGAGGTTGCTTGTAATTCGTTTACCCAAGTAATCATATATTGCATTAAATCGTTTAGTTGAGGGATGGCAACACCTTGCATCGCCATGTTTTTCCTAAATTCTTCTCGTGAAGTGACCGCCGTAAGAGGCATTGTAAATTCACGTACGCCGTCTTGTGGCAGGTGTATCCTACAAACTACGGACTCCCCGTCTTCTATATCTAATAGCCGCTGCGTAATGTAGATGTCGTTGTGGTAGATGACATGCTCGTCAACTTCCCCGTCTTGGCTTATGTTCCTGACATACACACCGCCGTTCTGACCACGGAAGTATGGGCGCGGGTAGACAGGTATAACGTGTTGTGTAGAAAGTTCTTGGCTAGCCGAACCCGGAAGTAACGTACCTTCTAGTAAATCACTCGACTCACCCGACTCACCCGACTCAACGACATATGTGCCGTCTTCGTTGGCTTCTGCTTCAGCCACCTTGCGCCCTAACACAATCGGTGAACTGATCTTGCCCCAGTGTGGGCACTCTGTGCAGACACCGCCTTCATTCTCGTCGAATGTTGTGCAGCGGTACGGCCCCTTAATCAGATCCAACTTCTTCAGCGTTAGCTCTGGCGTGTATTCGGGGTGCTGGTTTGAGATCTTATGTGCAGCCTTTTCACCGTCTTCGCAGAACTTAGCGATGGACAGGCCTGCCCTCCACATAGGCTCACTCGTCTCGGCTTGGCCTTTTATTATCCGGCGTAGTTGCTCACACCCGTTACCGTTCTGTGCCTTGAGCAATATGGTTCTGAATTCGTGCTTGTAGTTCTGAATGATTGCATCACGTAGGCTTGCTGGCCCCTCCGCAGGTACGTACTTCTTGGGAACTGGTATCGTGTCCATCCCCAGCTTACTGGCAAAGAAGTCAAAGTTAACCGTATCGGGAGTCTTACCTATGACTTCTACTGGCGCAGGGGTATCAGGTTTGTGGTTATGCGTACCCACTATGCGAAGAACCCGCGCTATGTCAGCAGGTACTGCGGGGTCTATCTCAAGCCCAAACTCTTTGCACTTGGCCTTGAACTGGTCAGCCACTACCTTCCACTGCTCTACAGCGACGGGTTCAGATAGCACCCAGTAAACGTGTATGCCACGACCAGAGTTAACGATAAGAGGCTTTGGTAATTCTAGAGCTACGATAAATTCTTGTAGCCTGCGTAACGCCTCTCCCTGTGTAGCGAACCCCTCGTTCTTAGCTACTTTGTCTTCGCCAACGTCCAAGTCTAAGAAGAATGACTTAATCTGTTTAGCGTCATCACCTTTGCGAGTACCTTCTTCCTTGAAGTTACTCATCGCAAAGTACATATCCCACCCTTCACTGTCGTGATATTCGGCGGCTTCTGCTAATTCATCTGTTGAGTGAAAGTATGTCTGCCGTACCCCGTTCGACGCTAGGCCGTATTGTAGAGCGACGTACACACCTTCTGTGGGTAATACCCACCGTAAAAATTCTCTTGTATTCATGGTTGCACCCAATGCCGAGAGACACTATGGCAGGGATGTCGGCGCATCCTTTTCGGCAAAACCTAGCCATAGTGGAGTGATTGTTAGTGGTTAGTCATCCCAACCGTCAACAATGGCACTCAGATCGTCGTCATCTTCCTTGGGTGCGGGGGCAGATTTCTTTACGACCTTCTTGGGTTCCTCCACTTCGGAGGTATCTGGCTCATCGCCAAATATATCGTCAGAGTCATCGTCATCTAATGCGACATCGGTGCTCTTGACACTGCTAGTAGTATCACTAAACGGGTTATCAGGTTGTGCTACGAAGCCGCCTTCCACAACACCGAAGGGCGAACGTGACACCATCGGCACATATTCGATCACCTGTACGCCGTTCAGACGTAGGCTAACGCCATTGTCACGCATAGAGTACGGCACGAAAGCAAAGGCAAGGTTCACGGTGCTACCGCTGGTTAGCTGGAAGTCCGCTGGCAGCTTGTTGTTCTGCGCGTCTACTTGCAGTGGGGGCGTGGTCTTGTCGGTGCCGTAAGCACCTTTCAGCTTGCACTTGCCGATGTAGTTGCCGTCATCATCCTTCTTGAAGGGTAGGGCAAACTTGTCAGGCCAGCTTTTTTCTTTCTTGGCTTTATAGGCCACTGCCATTGCCTTGTATAAGGCTTTAGCTTCGCTTTCAGACATCACGAAAGACATCTCGTATGCCGCGCCGTCATCCAGCGGGTCACACTTAACAGACCCACCCTTACCGCCGTTCGCTTTGTTATCGAACTTGTAGGTAGCGTCGAGTCTTGGGTAGAGGGCTTTTACGCCTTCGATTGTGTAGTACATATTTGCTTCAGCCATTGTTGGTCTCCTTAACTTAGGCTATTTATTGTGAACCCTTCAGTCGCAGCGAAAGGCGAACCCTCGCGGTTGTGGGGCACGATGTCGAAAGCAATCGCTGCTAACGTCTCATCGTCATCCACCATCAATCTAACTTTCTGTAGTTCCTCTTCTTCTAACGGTCTTTGTGGGTAAAAGAACAGCTTTGGCACGGGGCTACCCGCATCAAAACTTATCTTTGTCACCACTGCTGCACTGGGCGTCCCATGCCCACTCAAAAATTTGGCGTAAGCCTGTAGAGGCATAGAGCTTCTACCTTGAGCTTTACCAAATATGGATGAGGCAGGTACCTGCAACTGGTACACAGTATCTAATGCTTGCTCTTCAACAATCGCTAGCCGCTGGCTAAACCTGCAAGCCCTACCCCCTCCAGTGCCAGAACCTCGGACGTTATTGGTGCAATCAATACACCGCATACTTTGTCTCTGGTCTGGCGGCACTTCAGGTGCGGGTCTCTGGGTATCGTTCGACCAGCATGTCGGCAGACGTTTGGCGCTAGGGTCGTAGGCATCTTTGTAATACGAGCGCGATACTGCCGCTGCGTTTACGATAACTACGTCTATCGCTGTACTGTCTGCTTGCTGGTCTAACCCAGTAAACCTATTACCCTGTATGCTGATTCGGCGCACTATACGTCCGCATCAGGATCAAACGCTGTAGGGTCAAAGTCGTCTACAACAGCCTCTTCCGTTGCTTCTTCCTTAGACGCACCGCCCTTTAATAGAGCTTCTGCAATACTCGCCAAGGCGAATCGCTGCGTTTTACCTACCTTGATGTACGTATTCTCTGGAATTACGCCATCCCTCACCCACTTACGGGTCGTGGATAATGACACACCAAAGTGCTTTGCGACATCTTCAATCGGAACTAATTGCTCCATCACGCTTTCCTTATTGTGAGTGCGAACTCTGCGTCTACGTTCAAGCCCTTTGGCAGAAGGTCTGGGTTCTCTTCCAAGAACTCCCGTACGTTCTTCTGGTTCAGGCGCTTATCCAAGAACTCAGGCACACCATGCTCAAGAATGAACTCGTGCATGTGCTCCCAATCGCTAGTCCAATACTTCTGCTTAACCGTACGGTAAAACGTACCAGCATCGGTCTTGACGCTTTTGATGTCGTTCTCTTTCAAGTAACTCAGTAGCGCACTCTTTATTTTATTTTGCTGATTGACTAGCTTGTCATCAGCCTCCTTAAATTCCGCAGATAGGCGTTCCCGTTCAGCCTTAATCTTGAGGTAAACCCCAGTCATCTTGCCTAGCGGCACACCGTCTACGTCTTTTGCATCAGCCATGATCTTCGTCCTTCCATTGCCGAGAAAGGTAATATAGTGGTAGGTAATGGCTTAATCAAGTATTTCTTTGTAAAGGTCGATAATTTTTGTATGTGTGTCTATTTTGTTATCTAGTAATGCGTACACACGCTTTTCTATGTGAGATCCTTGTAACTGTACCACTGTGCACTTATGGTCTTGCCCCGCTCTGTGGATGCGAGCGTTAGCCTGTGCGTATGTTTCTACCGAACTGGTTGGCCCCCACCATACGATTGTATTGGCAGCGGTCAGCGTAACGCCGTGTGCCGCAGCCTGCGGTTGGATGACCAGCACCCGTGGGTTGTCCGTCTCTTGGAACTCCTTGAATATGCGCGTCCGCTCTGTGGCACTGACAGCCCCACTAATGACTTCGGTAGGTATCTTGTCCTTGCGTAGCTTGTCAGTAAGTAGCTGGATCGTATGCTTGAACGGCACGAACACGAGTACCTTTTTGCTGGACTCGTCGATTACCTCACGCAGTACCTTGTATCGGTGCTTGATGTCGAACTCCACCACCTCTTTGTCATCGGTGTACACCGCACCAGAGCTTATTTGCAGTAGCTTGTTCATGTTGACCGCCGCTGTAGCTGCCGTGACTGTCTCTTCCGCAGCCTCCATGACCATGCGGTTCTTCAGTTCTTTGTAATACTTCTCTTGCTGACGAGTCAGCGGTACCTCACGGGTTGTATACACGATGTCAGGTAGGTCAAGACACTCTTCCTTGGTAAACCGTATCGCCGGTTGCAGTGCACTAAATACTGTCTCGGTGGCATCGGGCTTGGGCACCCACTTGAAGTTAGTCACTTTGTACATGACCTGATCGCGGAACGAGCCAAAGAAGCGTGGCACAGCTTTCGGGTTAACAAGTTTAGCCAGACCGTACGCATCCAGCGGACTCTGTGCAGCGGGTGTACCCGTCATCATCCACAGCCACGTATCAGGGCTGAGTAGCTTGTTGAGTGTCTTCCACCTGTCAGTCTGGGCATTCTTGTAGTGCGTGGCTTCATCTACAATCACTAGGTCAAACCCACCGTTGGCTATGGCGTCCGCCACGATTGCTACACCGTCGTAATTTATTATCACGAACTCCGCATCGCTTTCGATTACAGCGGCTCTCTTCTTTGCCGAACCATGAGCCACGTCTACCTTGCGGTGCATAGCAAAACTAAACAGGTCTTCTCGCCACGCCGAATCCATAATAGATAGAGGGCAGATGACCAGAACACGTTTGATACGGCCTTGCCTCATCAGGAAGTCCGCTGCCCAGATAGCACTAGCGGTCTTGCCTGTACCCTGCTCGTTGAAACAGAACGCACGTTTGTTGAGTGTCAGGAACCCTGCCGTGGTCTTCTGATGCTCGAACGGTTTGTACTTGCCCGTCCATTTATACTTACCTTCGATGGGCGATGGCGCTTTTATGTTTAGATTCTTGAGTACGTGAGCCTCGTCTACGCCCCAGTTAACCACCACACGGTTACCTGATAATTCCTTACTCTTTGGTATGACCTCGGTAACTTTCCGTGGATCACGTAGCCGCAGTAGCAGCGCCTTGTTATCTATTACTTTCACCACTAGGACTCCGGCTTAAATAGAACAAGTTGGTGTTTAGCCAAAGCATTCAAGAGTTCAAAGAAAGAATCTGCACCAAGCCCATTTATGTTATGTATATCTTTTGCAGTCCACTCAGCCAAGTCGCTTACATATTCAATGCCCCTACCCCCTAAACAGTTTCGTGTGCGTGCATTAAGGCTTAACTCCTGTATACGCATCTCTGTCTTGATTGAATTCATTTGTTCTCCGTTCTCCCATGCAAAAAAGCGCGAAGTGGGTGTCCACTACACGCGGTTAAAAACCCCGCCTTCGGTCACACGGACGGGAACGTGTGCAAAAAACCGCCTAATGACTATAGGAACTGCAAACCGGTAAGGCATCAGACGGCTGACCTAAAAAGTCCCGCCATACGACCACACCGGACGGGAACGGTGCCAACAGGCAGGAAGTGCCTTGGCCTAAACTGTTATCGCTAAAGTAAGAACTAAAGACAGTACGTTGATCGCCACGATAATGCCGATACCGACCAGTATGCCTGTCTTTATATCTTCCTTACTCACTGTCTACGTCGAGGTCTATGCCCCGCTTTCTTGGGCTTCTGCCCGTTACGGCTGCGATTAGCGCTCTTGCTCTCTATACGCACGCCGTCTTTGTTGCTGCCACCCTTACTCAACATCTTGTTGTGGCTGACATCCTTACCTTCCCGCTTATCCGCTCTGCCATCTTTGTTAGCATCACGCCCTACCTTATCCATAGCACGCCTAGCACGTTGCCTCTCCATTCGGGCTTCGTGTGCAGGGCTACCCACTGGCGGGTTCTTCTGCTTCTTACGGTCTGCTTTGTTCTTGTACGGCATTAGTTCTTTCCGTTGTGCGGACATTCCAACACTGGGCACCATGCTTTACACAGTCCGCTGGGGTTGGGGTTCCACGTATCGTTCTCAAAAGCTGTTTCCATGTCGCTGTATTTACTCAGCCACTTAGTCCACATCTTCTCCTCTTCCTCTATGGTGTAGCGATCCCTTATCAGGTCGTTACTTACCACAAACAACAGCCCAGCCCGAACGGTCTCCACTTCGGGGTAGTGCTTGAAGGTAGCCAAAGCCATAAGCTCTAGCTGCCCTTTGTCAGCATATCTTGCCGACTTGCCGGTCTTGTAGTCAATCACCCATGCAAGGTTGTCCTCGCGGTTCAAGATCACAAGATCGGCAATGCCTCGGAACCAAACATCATCAGCAAAGAAGCTACACGCTTCCAGATCCTTGGTCAGTCCCATCTTGATCTCGCACAGCTTCTCGCCTTTCTTGGCGTTCAGTGCATCTAGCATACCCTGTGCGTAGCTAAACCGTGGGTCAAGTTCACCACCGTCGCGGATGTATTCTTCCGCAGCTTCGTGAAAAGCTGTTCCATACAACGTAGCCTCAGACTCCTTGAACGGGTACTGCTTGAGCACCTTCTCATGGTAGAACTGCTTAGGGCATTGCTGGAATGCCTTGATCTTACTGAACGACCACGGTGCTATGCTCATGGAGAATCAAGTATCAGATTTAATTCACGTAACTCAGCTATAAGTAGTGCCATGAGAGCGTGGTCAAATGTTATATCTCTATTGTTCATGACTTCTTGTACATATGTCGCATCGTCTATAACGGCATCAGCGTTGTCGCGTCGCACTAGCTTTCGCTGCTCTTCCCGTTCGTGGTAACTCATCATTCACAGTCTCCATATGCGTATGCCATACCACTCTCACATTCAAGTGGTAACCCCTTAGCCCATGTCGGGACGTACCTCATGCACTTCTCGACGTACTGCTGGGCTTCTTCTGCTTCAGACTCAGGTACACATGCGATAACTGAGTCGTGAACTGTTAGTACCGCTCGGTACTTATTATTTATTAGTAACATCTGATCGCCTATCACACAACGTGCTAAGGCTTGGCAGACATTCTCTATCACCTTCCCACCGTAGATCCGCGTTCGGCCTCGGCGTGTCCTGTAACTATACTCCGTCCCCTGCGAGTTTTGCTCTCCCTTGAGATCCTCATAACGCATTAAGAGCTTAGAAGGTAGACGTATAGATTCCCGGTTTCCTATAACTTCAACCACACCCTTCTTACCAAACTGATAAGTTTCACCGTTCGCCATACGCGAGACCATGTTCTGAGCTTCACGCCACACATGGCTGATCTTCCAATTCGCATTGCGGTAGATTTCGATGATACGCCGTGCTTCATCAAGTGATATGTCCGTACCAAATGACTTCAACTGCGCCTGAAACTTCACTGCACCCATGCCGTAACCAGCACCGAGGATCGTAGTCTTACCCACGAACCGCTGATCCTTCGTTATCTGGTCTTCGGGCACTTCATAGATCCGTGCCGCCATTTTGATGTACACGTCTTCCTTTTTACGGAACGCATCGGTCAAGTCATCCTGCCCAGCGAACCACGCCAACACCCGTGCCTCAATCTGCGACGAGTCACAGTCTATAAGTATGTGGCCTTCGGGAGCGACGATACTTCTCTTTAACATCTTACCGTTTGGCCCACGGCTCGGTAGGTTTTGCAGGTTGATCTTGTCATCCCCACCCCACCTGCCAGTGTGTGCCGCATAGTATCGCACAGGAACCGGCAGAGTTCCGCGATTGGATATGTCAATGAACCGCTGGGTACGGGTCTCTTCCAACGTGCTTTTGTTACCCAACCTAGCAGCGACTAGCGCCTGCACTTCTGAGTTCTCGTGCTCGGCAAGAGCTTTGAACCCTTCATCAGTCTTGGCGAATGCGTAGGCTTCTTTTTCTGTGGTGGGGCTGATCTTGGTGGGCGGCTCAACGCCTTTAGATCTGAGTAGGTCGGCAAATTTGTCGTTACTCATCAGCTCTTTCTTGTCGGTCACGCCAGCAGCACATAACAACTTATCTTTATGTTCTTTGATCTTCTCAAGATGTTGGCCCAGTAAGTCTTGATCTAGCTCCAACATAGGATGTATGAACATACGTAACGTACAGTCAATGATCCTGAGTTCTTTCTTAGGGAACCCCTGCTTCATAAAGATGCTAAACAGCTTATAGGTAAGCTCTACGTCGTTGATGCAGTAGTCACCGTAACGATCTAGCTCATCGTCAGTAAAGTCTAGGCGGCGTTTGTCCAGCGCGTTGAGTATCTCAGTACCCTTGGCACCTACGTTGTATCGTTCCGCAAGCGCCTTGAGACTTCCACCAACCTCCACCCCATGTACAGCACGGGCAATGCAAAGAGTATCAACCCAAACCCGAGGGCGAATATCAAATAGCCAAGATAATATAGCGCCATCGAACATAGTGTTGTGAGCCAGCACCATGCTGTTAGCCCAGTCAAACTCGTCGAAGTACCCTTTAAGTTCTTCATGCGTGCCTGATGCCCATTCGGTGTTGCCATTGTTTACCTTCACCCCCACACCTACGATCTCAAAACGAGGGTCGCGGATGTATTCTTCGGTTGTCATCTTAGTCAGAGAGAAGTCTTTACTATAATACGTCTCGAAGTCGAGCGTTATTAAGTCCATGATTTACCGTCCTTTTCTGTCAGCCAGATGCGGTGCTCGCCGTCGTTGCTGATCTTACGGCTCGTGATGTTCCAGCCCCTACGTCTGGCAGATATGCGGAACGCACGTACCTTGTGCCCGTAGGGATCATGCACGACAAACGAATCCCCCAAAGACATACGCTCTAACGTGTCTTCATAAAGGCGCTGATGCTTGTATTGCTTATCAAACAGCAGCACCCCTTTTTCGATCACGATTTCTTCTAAGTCATCGCTCACTCTGTTTCCTTTTCTACAACACGGGTGACAATCACGTCAGTAGTGGTGGGTTTGCGTAGCCAATTGCCCCAAGTGCCACGGTCATCTATGATGGCAAACCGTGCCTCCTCGTCGTTCTTGGCCTCTACTATCACCTGACGCTCCACAGTCTCCGAAAAAACTACAACAAACTTCTTCATCTCAACCCCCTAGACGTTTGATCTCGGCGTCGATGTAGAACCGGATCTTCTTCGCATCGCGTAGCTCGTCGCTGTGAGACGCCTCACCCATGCGGTAACACGCACGGAATATCTC